CTCGCCCATGTGCTGGGTCCACTGGAACAGGGGTGGTGACTGATACAACTGTCGGGTCTCGAAGTTCGGCCACTCCGTTTCCATCATCGCTGTCAAGGCAGTCACCGGAATGAGGCAGAAGGCCATTCCGGTGGCATCGACCTCAACGATGTCGGAGTCCCACGTCTCCATGAAGCGGTACTTCCCCTCTCGCTCGCCATCACGGGCGTAGAGCGTGGGGTCATACGGCGCTTCGCGGCGGTGGCAAAGCCCACCCATGATGACCGGCTCATCGAACTGTCCCTGTACCTCTTCCCACGATGTGACCAACTGCCCGATGGCATCTGGGTTCCACACCATGTCGTCATCGATGAAGAGGACCCAGTCTCCCTCCATCTGCTTCAGGCACTCGTTCCGCTGCAGCACGAGCATCGAGCCCTGCACGGTCAGCCACTTGGCTGCCTTCCCATCGAGGAACTGCCAGTTGTTCGTCAGGGCAGACATGAATGTCTGGGCGGCAACGTGGTCCCGCACACACATGGCAACGGTGCCGTACTTGTCGCCCGACTTGGACAAGTCAGACGTGAAGACCTTTACGGTCGCAGTGGGTTCTCTCATGGACAAGAGAATACCCCCCTCCGGTCGTCATGGAGAGGGGTATAAGGGCAGACGCGCGGTCTGCTTAGGTGATGACGGTCAGGTTGGCGATGCTGGCGTCTCCGACGTACTCACGAAGGTGAGCAGTCCAGGTCTCCTCGGTCGGCAGGATGACGCCGTCCCAGGTCCAGTCACCAGCGAACACCTGACTCTTGAGGGTGTCGTGACCGCTGGCCTCGATGGTCATGTAGTGCCTGATCTCCGCGCCGGTGGTGGCGTCGTTGAGGGGCACCTCATTGGCCTTGAGGTGGAGGAAGGTCTCCAGCCCGACCGTGGTGGTGGTGGGCCGCTTAGAGATATTGACTGCCATGTCTACTCCTGTGCTAGCCCCATCGCTGGCTTGCTAGCCTGTCGATGTCCGGTTCCTTGATCGCCAGACTTCCCCCTGAGTTGAAGGGGGTCTTGTGAACTTCGGCGTGCATGTGGCCGCCCCACTTAGCGTGATAGTAGCTCACGTTCTCCACGAAAGTCACATCGTTTCTTTCACGGGAGGCTCGATCGCGCTGGATCGTGACTGACCCGATATGCCGTGGGGATGGCACTTGGGTGATCTTCAGACCAGCCTGTTGTGCTCGCCAGGTGTAGTCATTGTCCTCGCAGTACGCCGGATGAAAGTTTTCATCGAACCACCCTATGCGCCGCAAGGCCGACCGTCTGATGCCGAAGGCGTGGTAGCCACCCATGAGCACGAGGTCGTGGTGCTGGATAGCTTCCTCCATGTGGCGGAAGTTCTCCTCCTTGAGGACGACATCGTTGTTGAGGATGAACCACCACTCCGCCTGTGGCGTGGCCTTGATGATGGTGTTCCAGCCATGTGCCACGCCCATGTTGGCCCGCAGCCGGATCATGTGGATGTCATGCCTGTGCGGGCTGCTAGCCTCGGGGCTGTTGTCCACGATGACGAACCGCTCTGCCTTGCCCTCTGGAATGGAGTCGATGGCGTCCTGCGTCACATCGGGGATCTTGTAGTGGAGCATGCCGATGACGGGGATCAAGGTCGCCGCCAGTGACGCCAGTGGTCAGCGACTCGATAGCGGGCCTGCTTGTGATGCTCGCGTCCCTTGACCAAGGTGATGCGATCGCCACACACCATGCACTTGGGCTCATGGTATCCATCAGCGCCAACCCTCAGAGGCGACACATGAGGAGTGACTGGGTGGTCACGCCTCTGACTCTTGCTCACGGCCTGTTCGGGTAGTAGTTGTGAACGGTCATGTCCAAGAAACCAAACTTCACGCCGCCCTCGACCATCCGGTCGATCTTGTCTCCGTCTTCGGGCAATCCACGCTTGACGCATTCAGGGTCCAACCTGTAGCCCAGATCGTGCTTGGCGAGCCAGGCGCCCTCACAGTACGCGAAGTGCTCAGGTGGGTACACCCCATGCCAGCCGATATTCCCATCGGGATTGAAGCGCTTGCTCCTGCCGTAGACAAGGTCGTAGTCCCCAGATCGCATGTGCTTCATCAGCACCGAGACCGTGTAGGGATACCACTCGTCGTCGTCATCGAGACCCATGATGTAGCCGCCAAACGCATCATCGAACCCGTGGTTGCGGGCGTCTAGCCCGAGGACACACCACGCTGTGGCGGGATCCTCGGGTAGGCGCTGCTTGGGTAGCTCGGTGTAGCGGACCCGGTCGTCATCGAGCTCTTCGATGGCTCCTTCAGCCCCAGGGTTGGGTCCGTCACCGACGACATGGATGTCAAGGTTCTTGTATGTCTGGGCTAGCACTGATGGTAGCGCTCGCTCCAAGAGGAGCTTGGGGCGTTTGTACGTCGGGATGACGACGGAGACGACGGGTTCATCCATACTTCACCTGTAGTTGACGAGCCCGCTTGTTGAACAGCGCAGCATCGCTTTCCCAGTTGTTCTGGGCGTTCTGGTAGGTAGCGTCATGTGGGCGGAGAGCGTGAGGGTTCTCGAAGAAGGTCTTGTGTCCCCCAGGGTGGAGGTGAGCGACGACCGAGTCCATCGCACGGCCTAGTGCTCCCTGCATGCGGGCCGTCAGGAACTGCTCGGTATCAGCGAAGTTATGAATGTAACCGTGATGGAAGGCCGCATCAGGGTCATCGAAGCAGGCAGACACGAGATTATCTGTCCGCATGAGCGCCTGAGTACCGTTGGGGTTACTCAGGTCGTTGACGACGACGGTCGGAAAACCTTGGTCCATGACTGCCCGTGCCCGTGCCAGCCAATGCTCGTGGAATACCACGTCGTCAGACCCGAAGAAGACCTCATCCTCCCCTACCTGTTTGATGAGCTTGTTCATGCGGGTGACGTAGCGCTGACTGCTGTCCTCCCCGTCCCAGAGATAACTCTGATCCAGATCGTTGAGCACGCGAGCGGAGGCTTGGTCGCTTACGGCGAAGTAGATAGCGTGATCTTCAGGGGTAGTGTCACCGATGTTTGCCACGACATCGGCGAGATACTGACTGCGATTGAGTGAGGGGATCAGGATCGCGGTCTTGCGTGTCACCGCCACTTGGAGTTCCCGTCACTGATGTAGGGGTATGACTCCAGCGGAGTGAACACTCCGAGGTACTTCGCCAGGTCATCGATCGTTTCACGTGGAGCATCCACCAACGTCTCGTACTGCACGTGGTACGGCGTGGGGATGCGCTCGACCAGAGCTTGCCACTTGGGATACCAGCTCTTGATGGTCGCCAGATCGTCATGCAGCAAGGTGCCGTCAGGCTTGCCACGGTGCCCAGCCTTCATAGCGCTCTGGAAGCAGACCTTCGGGTCACGGCTGATGAGGATCCATGTGGGGTCCGTGTGGATGCCGAACTCATGCAGGAAGTCGTCTGGGTCCCAGAAGCGATCCCAGTGCGGCCATGAGCGATGCAATGACGGCACGCGCATGTGGTAATCCACGACCTCATGCAGCAGACGCGTTCCGCTGCTGATGAAGCCTGCGACGATGATCACTTCTCTTCCTTGGGGATGAACTGGTCGTAGATGGCGTCCTTGGCTTCGTTGAGGTTCTGCTTCTCTTGTGGCAAGAACGGTCCTGCGTGTTCGACCACCGTGACGGGTGCGCCAGCGATGATGGCGTGCCCCTCATCGGTCTGGTTGTCAGCGACCTTGAGGAAGTCCCTGAAGAAGTCCACGTCAGACACGCTGGCGTCGGGGCCGAGGTCGTAGAACCCGTGGCCATCAGCCCAGATGTGGAAGGTCACGCTCTTGATCACTGCATCATCACCCAGTCTTTCCAACTCGTCGTCGGCTTCCACGTGGGGCAGATGTTCTCCCCGATGTAGGTCTGGGCGTCACCCGTGCGAGGCGGGCCGAACTCGTAGTCGAGTTTTAGGTGATCGGCCATTTCCTTCACCGATACCGCGTTCTCTCTGCCCCCTCCTACGTCCCATGTATGTCCGGCATATGTCCCGAGGTCCAGCATCTGGGCCTCAAGAAGTTCGCAGTAATCCAGCACCCACAACAGGTCGCGCACCTGGGAGCCATCACCATTGATGGTCACCTTGAGGCCATCGTCTCTGGCCTTCAGGAACCAGGCGACCCATCCCGACTCGGCACTGCCCTCTTGTCCCGGGCCGAAGATGGTGCCTGGTCGGTTCACTATAACCGGCAGGCCATAGGACTCCATGTAGTCCGTCACCCATGTCTCGGCCATGACCTTGGCCGCACCATAGGGCGTCGTGCCATCACGGGCTTTGACCGACGAAGTGAGGATCATCGGCGTATTCGACAGCCTGCAACCCTCTGCCACGTTGACGGCGGTACGCACCGTGTTCTTGAACGTCTCTGTCGGGTTGGCTAGCGAGCCAGATGTGGATACGGATGATGCAAGGTGGATAACGACATCGACGCTGATCTGGTTCATCAGCGAGAGGCAGACAGCCTCGTTCGACAGGTCCACCGATTGCTCTGCGCCCTTGAGGTCAAGGCCGTAGACCGTGTAGTCCTGCTTACTGGACTTGAGCCACATCAGCAAGCTAGAGCCGACGAACCCGCCTGACCCGGTGACGAGGACTTTCACCACTCCAGATACCAGCTATTCGGGGCGCTGCCGCCCTCTACCCACTGTGGGAGCGGGCCACCATACGGTTCTAGCAGACCACCCGCTGGCCGGATGTGCTCTCGGGGGTAGCGCTCGGCTACCACCTTGGCGTCCTTGGCCATCTCCCCGTGTGCGAACTCCTTGGCCTTCTTCTCGATGGCACGCTCACCGCCGAACCACCCGAGGTGCCACCCACCATCAGGCATGGCGGGGAACTTCCAGCGCTCGTTACGCGCACGCGCGAACGTCTTGAGCTCCGCACGGCTGCCCATGACGGGACCAGCCCACGGGTCACTGGTGGTGTAGTTCACGCTGTAGATGAGGTGCTGCTGCATGAACACGCGCGCATTGCCGCTGAATGCCTTCACAGCAGCCCGACTGGGGATCTCGTCCACGTCGCTGAAGATGAAGGTGGTGTCCTCGGGGAAGTCGTCGGTCCTGAAGGCGTTGCGCTGCTTCCAGTCCCGCTTCCAGTTGTCCTCCTGCCCCGGCAGGACCCACGGTCCCTTCTGCGCTGGTACGTCGTCCAGCGTCGAGAGGTCGGCCCTGATGACATCGAAGCCGTCAGGGCGGTACTTCCCTTCCCTGCCTTCGAGGTGATACGGCTTCTGCGCACCCTGCATGGTGCGGTTGCCCTCTACGGCAACGAAGCGGTCCACGACCCCCTTGAGCTCCGCCATGCGGCACTCAAGGTGGAAGAACTCATCATTGAACATGAAGACATCAATGATCATCCAGATACTCCTTGAAGTAGGCCACGGTCTCGTGGACGCCCTGCTCCAAGGTTACAAGTTGCTCGGGCTTGATACCGAGCGGTTCCAGCGTCGTGGTGTCCGCTTTGACGACCGAGTGCTCATCCTCACCGGGTCGCATCGGCAAGTGCTTCACGGTGGCAGCAGAGTCGCTGATGGTGAAGGACGCAGCCACGACCGCATCGGCGATGTCATTGACGGTGGTAGAACGTCCGGTGCCAGCCTCGATGGTCGCCTCTGGGGCTCCCTTGGAGTCAAGATGCTCCAGCGCTTCCGCAAGGATGTAGGCCACGTCAGTGACGTAGATCATGTCCATGACCTGAGTGCCATCACCGTAGATCTCGATGGGCTCACCAGTCAGGGCCTTGCAGGCGAACGAGGGCATGATCTTCCGCACACGTGACGGGCCATACGGGGCAGCAGCCACCTGTCGTGGGCCATAGGCGTTGAGAGCCCGCACCGACATCATCATCTTGGCCTCGTACTTGGCCGTCATCAGGATGAACCGCTCGATCGTGTTCTTGGTGATCGAGTAGGTGTTGTTCATCCAGTAGTTGCCCACTGCGATGTTGATCAGTGGCACGTCGTACTGCGCACACGCAGAGATGACGTTCAGTCCCCCAAGGATGTTCGTTTCAGCCGCCGGACCCGGATTGGCGATCGTCTCTTGGGTTCCAAGGACGCCAGCAAGGTGGATAACTCCATCCACGTGACTGACCGCATCCGTGACGAGCGTGGCGTCCTTGATGTCTCCGAAGTAGCGTCCCTCGGCCTTGTATGGGCCTCTGACAGCGTGGCGGTCGAGGGTGGAGACTTCCTGCCCTCGCTTCTGGAGTTCTTCAACGACATAGCCTCCGATGAACCCTGTGCCCCCAGTAACCAAGACGTGCTTCATACAGTCCCCTGCTTCTTCATCATCAATGTCAGAAAGGGGCTAAAGCCCCCCTCTGTCAGGTCTCGTCGTATGAGTACGAGATCGTCTCCTGGGTCCAGTTGCCGGGACCCGCGTCGGAGTCCACCACCAACTGGAACACCGTGAAGCGGGTGGTGTCGTTGGTGTTGGTATATGGACCGGCGTCCCAAGCCACCTTGTTGCCCGAGGTGTACGAAGTCATGTCCGTATCCCCGACGGTGGACGCCGTAGCGACCGGGGTGGCGTAGGTGATGTAGTTGGTGGTGAAGTTCAGCGTGGTGCTGGTGTCCACCGTTCCGTCCATCCAGATCTGGAAGTTGTCCACGTTGTTCGCGGGGGCCGTATCGATCTTGAGTGCGACCCACTTCTCGTAGCTGTTGGTCCCCACGGTGATGGGGTTGGCCTGACGGTTGGCCAGCGAGTTGCTGGCATTGTCAGCCGAGATCATGTCGATGCCGGTCACGGCAGACGACTCGGTCTGCCCCGCGCCCGTATAGACGCGGAGAGAGAGGCTTGCGGCCACTGTCTACTCCTTCGCCCCGGTGGGGGCTGGCTTGATACTCGCCTCGTGTACTTCACGGGCGGTTGGGATCTGGTCGAGAGAGACAGCGCCAGTAGGCGTGACCATCATCAACTGATCGTATTGGTCATCACCGAGAGGCTCACGGCCATCTTCGATGCGGGCCTCATTGACGGTCTTCCATGGCACCCCCGAGAGCGCCATCTTGTTGATGTCAGCCTTCGCTGTCGTTTCCTTGAGGTTCAGGGCTGTGAACCGGAAGGCGAGATTGTTCTCGCGCCCACCGAACGACTTGTCCCACACCACCTCCTGAGTGACGTAGTCCTGCAGCATCGTCATCAGTGGCCGCAGCCCACGGTCCTCAGAGGTCTGCAACTGCACCTCTGCGGTGGAGCGGTTGACATCGAACGTGATACCAAGGTCCTGGGGCGACAGACCGAAGACGACCGCGATCTTGCGGACGAGGTACGTCTGCCACTCAAGGAACTGCATCTCACGGTTGGTGTTGCGGAAGGGGATCCAGTCAGCACCCTTGGAGCCACCGATGAAGCCGATGGCACCCTTGCCTGCGACCTCGGACTCGAAGAAGGACTGGAACTCACGGACCTGATCCTTGGTGACGCCTTCACCAAGGTTCATCACTCCATCTGGTGCTGCACCAGCGACCTGACGCCTGTTGTACTCGTGACCGTAGAGTTCGGCCTCGATGGTCAGCTTCAGCGTCTCCATGTTGGACAGGCCCACAGGAGAGTAGGTGCGGGGGCGGCTGATCATGTAGATGAAGTCTTCGTTGAGCCACTGGGCTCGCTGCTCCATCACACCCGTGGGGAACCAGTAGTAGCGCTCCTCATCGGGATTGCCGTCCCACATGGCGTTGACGCGGATCTCGCCGCCGTCTACGCCCCACATCTCGACCAACTGGCCACGCAAGTTTCGGACGAGCTCGATACATCCCGCATCGAGTGTGAGGATGTCTTCCACAACCGGCTCGATGAAACCACGGAACCCATCGACAGCAGGGTTCGGCTGACTGACGAAGTCGTAGATCTTCTTGGCCAAGCGCTTGCTGTAGGGCTTGGTGTTGTCGAAGGGCTCGATCCCCCACTCCGCCGAGCTCACCTGGCTCCTGCGGATGTTGACCGCGCCCGCTACCCACTCTGAGTGCTCTGCCCAATGCCTGAAGAGTGCGACATTACTCTTGCCAACCTTCCCGTTCCACTGGCGAGTGACCGCCGTCGCAACGTCAGGGACGCGCTTGGGCGATGACTTCGGTGCCTTGTAGAGCATGTTGCGCATCTGCTCCCTGCCACTTGCGGTGAGCAAGGAGGAGACGAGCGGAACGAGGGGGTACTTAGGTTGTGCCATCAAAGTGCTTTCTGACGAGGTCCGCTTGGGCGGCGTCCAGGAGCTGGCGGGTCATCTGCATCTCTGCTTTGGCCTTCGCCTCACTGAACGTGATCTCCCACGTGCGGATACCTTTCATCATGGCCGCGAGGTGAGGGGGGACATCCCGCTCACCGTCTCGAAACTCAAGAGTGATCATCCTGCCTTCCCATACCAGAACGCGCCACCGCCGGTCTCCATGGCATGACCGAGGGCATCGATCATGTCGTCATGGCCCTTGGGGAACTGCAGGAGCTCGATCTCGAAGTCAGATCCCCGTAGCGACTGGTGGTGAAAGACTTTGTGGGCTTCGTAGCGGGCCGCGACTGCTCGCGCCCTTGTGACCTTGTCCACGTCGGCACGCTTGCCGATGATGGGCAATCTCGTGGTGTTGAGCAGATCTGCGACCAGCGTGGACTGGAACTGGTTGTTCTCCACGAGAATGCGTTCGATCTGAGGGTAGGCGTTATAGCCATCGATGACAAAGCCTCTGTGCCCGGTCTCGCGTTTATCTCGGTAGACCGAGAGCACGTAGATGTTCATGTCCTCGTCTTCAGCGATGACGGCTCTGGCGGTGTAGTCAGCCTCCTCGCGCTCTGAGGACGCAAGGTCCACACCCATCTTGTACCTGTAGGTCTTGTCGGCAGGGAGGGTGCGGAATGACTGGAACCAGTCCTTCTTGAAGATGTTGCCTTCCATAAGGCCCGAGATGTCGTTGAGGTACGAACAGGCGAACATGGCACTGCCCATATCCCGCCGTTCCTGCTCCAGCTTGTCCATCGGCCAGATGGCGGGCCAGAGCGCCTGCTTCTCGACCTTCTTGCCCTTCGAGCACGACGGGCGCTTGTAATGCTCCTCAAGCTTCTCATCGCTGAAGAAATGCTGGCCGCACACCTCGCAGGGCATGAAGATGGCACCACGGTGGAGGGTGGGCCACTTGTTCTCTTCAGTGAGCTTCTGGTACATGTCGCCCTCGGCCCAGCGGGTTCCGATGACGATGAGCGAGCCACCGGGCACCAGAGCGGGCTTGAGGGTCTTCCAGAACCACGTCTCGATCTTTTCCTGCTGTTCTGGGTTGGCAGTGTTCTCTTCATCGAGGATGTCGTCGCAGATGATGAGATCGAAGCGCTTGGAGATGATCGCGCCACCAGCACCCGCCGAGTACATGGTCACGTCCTTGGTGCCGTGGAGTGCCGAGTCCTTACGGATCCACTCCACGTCGGTCCACTTCGATGGGCCTGTCAGGTCACCGAAGACCTCGTGGAAGTACTCGTTCTGCTGGATTGTCCAGCGGATGGCACGGGAGAACGCGTTGCTCTGCTTGGCGGTGTTGGAGATGAGCCCGATGCGGATATTCGGGTTCAGGGCCACGATCCAGCTCAGGAAGATGGTGTTGGCCCATGTGGTCTTGGCATGACCACGGGGTTCGAGGATGACGCCGTTCCGGTGGGTGTTGATCAGATCCTGGATGAATGTGATCATCTCCCGGTGGTGGGGAGCAGCCTCTAGCTGGAAGCAGTAGTCACCGAAGGCGAAGGGGTCAGTTGGGGCGAGTTCCCGGTTTGCCTGGCTCAGTAGCTCCCGCCAGAACTCCGGGGTCAGCGAGTCGTCTTCGAGCAGCGTCTGCAACTCGCTTGAGGTGGTCGGCATCGGGCTTGGAGACGGTTCGGATGTCTTCGCCGCGCTTACCAGGTCCATCAGGTTCACCCATCAGATAGGCGATGGTCTTCACCGCCTCGACCGCATCCTTCGTGGTGATACTCACCTCGCCGGCTGCGAGTTGTTCTGCGTACTTCCGCAGAGCGGCCCTCATCACGAGGACACTTTCTTCACGGATGATACCTTCCTGCTGCGCGATCTCGGCGGCCATCGCCTCATATCCGCGCCGGGACAGTGCTGCTTGGTATGCGACCTTCTTGCCCTTCCAGTCCTGATCGCGGGCGTATTTGGCCATCGAGGAGTAGGAAACGGTATTACGGCGGGCTAGTTCTCGGATGGAGACATCACCCGTCACGAACTCCTGTTCGACGGTCTTGGTGTCCCATGTCGGTGCTCTGCTCATAGATGACTCCAGATGATCCAGATGTTGTACGGCAACATCACGATCAAGAATGTATCGATGATCAATCGCCAGCTAGGAAGTCTGCGCATACCAACTCCAGCGCTTGTGCGTCGTTCATCTCTTCGTATCCGCCCTTGGCCTTGTCCAAGGCGGCAGTGACCACCTCGTTGGCATCGGACGGTAGACGGAACACGCGCTCTACCCACTGGGCGCGTTCCTGCTTCAATGCCTCCCCACCACTCACGGCGACTTCCAAGTCTGGAGTCAGGTCCAGGTCTGAGAGCCCGACCATCCCCTGAAGGGCAACGTCGGTGAAGGGGAGGCTCTTGGCGAGCTCGATAGGGTCTTCCGACTCCATGAGCGTCTCCAGAAGAGAGCTCATCTCGCGCGGATCGTACTGACCCCTGAGTTCGTTCAGGACGATGGTCAGCTTCATCGCCTTCTGATCTTCGATGGGACCGAGGTTGAAGGCTGGGGCCTCCTCGATACCGAGGTCCTGGGCACCGGACCAACGGTTCTCGCCATCGATGATCTGCCAGAGCTTGCCACCGCGCTTCCAGTTCGGATGCGGGCGGATGGTGAGTGGGTCGATGAACCCATAGGTGGTGAGGGAGTCGATCACCTTGGCGTAGGTGAAGGCGTCCATCTTGTTCGGGTTCCACGGATTGGGCTCGCAATCCGCGATCTTGACGACTAGGGCACCCGGAGTGTCGCCTTCAGGTTCTCGCTGTGCCACACCGATACCTCTGTGACCTTGTACTTCATGGCGAACCGCTCATACAGCCAGTGACAAAGTCCGACCGGGCTGCTGAACGAGGGCTTGACCATCTTGTCGATGTCCTTACCCAGTAGTTCTTGTGCGGTGTCTTCTACTTCCTGCAAGAAGCGGGTCTCATCGACCGGCGAGCCGTGGTTCTCCACGTCTTCGTCGCCCGTGACCGTTAGGTGAAAAGTCCACGTGTGCCCGCACTGGCGGTCACATTGCATGTGGTTTTTGAGCGTATGTCGTCCCCAGAATACGGAGGACGCAGTAATCAGCGTTTCCATCTATTCCCCGTGCTCGGGGTGTGGGCTGTTCGAGTCTACCGCGTACTCGACCTTTTTCGTAAGGGGTAGGGTCCTTTTTCGCGCGTGTGACTGGGGCATCCACGTGGCTAGTGGACGCCCATGGTTAGTGATGAGTGTGAGTTCGTCCAGATCCTGGTAGCCACCCCGTAGGAACTCACGGATGGCCATCGTCTTCATTCGTTGATGATGTACTTCGGCGCGCCGTCGTTCGGCATCGAGATGGTGTAGTCACTCGATGAGGTGTCGTACTTGACCGTGAACGTGTCACTCACGACCGAGGTGGTGTCGATGGTGGTGTTCGTGTCCCACTTGACGGTGCCGTCGTCCCGGTGAAGATAGATGCTTGGATCCGTGCCGCCACCTCCTGGAGGCCAGGACTTGAACTTGAACCACTCGGGGTTGGGTGTCTGAAAGAAGTCACGCATCCGGTTGAGGATGGTCATCAGGACTGGATCGTCCCCATACGTTTCGAGGAGCTCGTCGTAGTCCAACTCGGACAACGCGAACTCCTCTTGTGACTCTGTATTCGCACTGATGGTAGCCATGGTCTTCTTGTTCTCCTTAGCGAGCATGTCGATCGCCCTTTGTAGATCCTCCGAGATGAGGTTGAGCTTGATGTTGACGGTGTTGCTATGCGCCATATCGCTTCTTCATCCACTTCAGGGTGGGGAGGAGGACGGGGTCATCCTGATACTCCTCGATGAGCACGTCGAAGTCAGGCCCCTCTGCGAGGGCCGGGGCGTGCTGGGCAACGTCGGAGATGTTGAAGTTGATGGTCGAGTAGATGCGACCACGCCCGGCGAGTGTCGGATACATGTTCGACAGCTCCTCACCCGTCGGGCCGTTGAGGTTGAGGCTCATCGTGTAATCGGCATCGACGCCACGCTTCACAGCCTCCTTGCACTCGGCCACGAAGTTGGATGACCACGTCAGCATGGCCTGACCAAGGGTGGTCTTGAGGTAGATGCACGAGTCACACGTACATTCGACTTCGCGCTCCACGCTCAAGGGGTCACCCCAACTCGGGTAGGTCCGTTTGGTCGTATATGGGGCCATATGGCTTATATCCCCGTTATCCGGCGTATATGCCGGTATATGCGCGTATCCACGGTTATCGCCCCTTATTCCGGGCTTTTCGGGACTTTCGGCGATTTGCGACCGGGTCATCCCCCTGCCACTGGACGATATGGCGCTTCGCGTCTCGCATCTCGTACATCTTCTGGTAGGTCTCGTCACGCGCCTTGCGTGCTTCCTTCTCCTTGATGATGAGTCCAGCCTTCTCATCTCGGAGGAGAGCGACTTCCTTCTCCATGGACTCAAGCCGACTGATGATCGCGAGTGCGACAGGGTCGTCCTCGTACACCTCTTCGGCTGCGGTGAAGTCGAACTCCGACGTGGGTCGCTCACTCACTTCATAGGTCAGGTCAGCGATGTTCATACCAGCGAGGTAGGTCTTGTTCGTATCCCCGAAGACAGTCGCATCCACGTAATCGCGCGTCAGCTTCAGTTCCCACTCACCCTTGGTGGGGATCCCGTTGATACGAAGGTCGCCCTTACCCGTCAGCGAGCTCGGTGTGGTGCTCATCCCGAGGCTTGCGGCAGTCAATGCACCGCTTGCCGGATCGATCCGACCGGAAAGCGTGAGTTCCTTCTCCCACATCTCCTTCAGGTGCTTGTACAGGTCCATCGTCGTCCACGGCTTCGGCTTCCGGCTCATCCTTCGGGCCTTCGCTGGTGGCAGCTTCGACGCCGAAGGACTTGGTGACGGTGACCTTGGTGGGCTCCACGTCCCCGCCTTGAACTCCTTCACCTGTTCCTTGATCGATGGGTTCATCTAGGATCTTCGGTGCCTCCATCTTGCCGAGCCCCTCCATCGCGTAGAGGGTGAACTCGGGTCCGCCGAAATCCACGGTCTTGCCGTGCTCGTGCCACATCTTGAGACGGGCACTTTCGAGTGCTTCCTGCATCTCTTCGTAGGTCGGGAAGTAGGGCATCTGTCGCTCCTGCTGGTTGTGGGCTGATCAGCGTCATCATCGCATCCCGACCAACCACTGCTTGGGTACGATGGCCCCCGTACTCGCGTTCTTGTCACCGCCGATGCGTGCGCCGAACCTGTCGAGCGCGGCTGACCACATGATGCGCAATACCTCCGTCGGCAGGATGACCCACATGTCTGGCTTCACCTCGATGGCCCAGAACGCGGCCTTGGTGATGGCGATGCCGCTGGGCTTGCCGTAGCCCTCGTGTTCGATGAAGACGTGGGTCTTACTCAGCGGCTCTGATTTGACCTCGACGGTCGCCCCTTGGAGGAGATCCTTGAGGGCGGTCTCCCGCTCCTCGCCGAACTCCAGGGCGATGTCGAAGTCCTTGCGGTTCACTACTACTGGGTTCTCCTTTCAAGCTCCAAAGCGTTTTTCAGGATGTGGGCTTCTAGTCGGTATGCAGCCATCCGCTCGCCGTCGCGCCACCCCGGAGATCAACCCGGACCTGGGTTCGGCTACCGGCCGACGCCAGAAGCCCGACCGTTGCCGAGCCCCAAGCCAAAGCCGCCGATGTCGTGCCGGTGTGGCTTTCAACCCCACACGGTTTCCCGTACCAGCCTGCTGTCCGTGCCTAGTCCCGAAGACAGACGACGCGAACCCTGGTCTACGTACTAACCACACGACCACGGATGTCTGACATTTGTACGACAAGTGTACATGATTTGTCTGACATGTCCAGATGTGCGTCCACAACGATTTCGTGCTCAATAGGCCCCGTTCTGAGCGTGTGGGCTTTCGACACCGTGGGCGGGGTCGGCCATACTAGACGTAGGCGATAGAGGCGAAGCCCTATCCGCCGACAACCCCACTCGCGCGCCCGCCGCGCCCCCCCGCCGCGCTCCCGCGCGCCCCCCACTCTCACCGCGTGCAACCCTGCGCGCCCCCGTCCATCCCGCGTTTCCGCGCGGGTCACTCGTTAGGAGGTACTTCATGTACAGCGAGACTTTCGTTCTGGAGACCATCGAGTTCGTGGTGCGCGAGCTCGGCCTCGTCGGTGACGACGAGCAGCGTGTTCGTTCCTGCTCCTCGATTGAGGAGTTGGACAGCGTCGTCCGCGATCTCGGTTATGGCCTTGAGATCAAGGGTTACGTGCGAGTCGAGAGCTAGTCTCTCGGGCGGCTTATGCCGCTACGTCACAAGCCACTAGAAAGGAGGTGCCCATGGCCAATGCTCTCCAGCGCTGCGAGGTGTGCGGAGGGTTGCAGGATGAAGTCTTCATGTGGGTCATCAGTGGTCTCCGCCACTGCACGATCTGCCGGGAGCGCGTCCTCTTCCGCGAGTCGCAGCCAGAGCCCGAGTGGATGCGCCGTCGTCGTCGTGAGGGTCTTCCCTCCAAGGACATGACGTACCGCAGCCACTAGCGCGGCTATTGGTTCTTGTCCCATCACCCGTCCCCACTAGTGGCGTGGGGGCGGGCAGTGGGGGAAGTACCCCCTACTTCCATTCAGGAAGGAGGTGTCCATAGTGACCCTACCCACTGTGCTCGTTGGCGACGATCTCGTCGTCACGCTGCAGGGTGTGGTCGTCGGTGTTGTTCTTCAGCCCATCGACTTCTTCGGTGACGAAGATGGTCGGTTCGGTGATGACAGCAACGATGCCATGCTCTGCACGATCCACGGTGGTATCGCGGGGCCTATCTGCGACGAGGATTGGATGTTCTCCAACTCGGCGCTAGGTCATCACGTGATCCATCGTCTGGACGAGGAGTTCGGAGTGAGTGATCGAGTCCGTCACTTCTGGCAGGCCCAGGAGCGCGAGCTCTATTACAAGGAGCTCCCCTTCTAGCGCGTAGCACGCGGTTGACTGTCCCATCACCACCCACGAGGGAATGGCTCGTGGGTGGCAGTGGGCCAAACAGCCCAACACATACCTCTGGCCAGAAAGGAGGATGTGAATGGACAACACGTTGGTCATGCCTGATGCAGTGCGCAAGCACTACGCAGACTACGCCGCCAAGTGGCACAAGACGTGCGGCTTGTGTGGTGTCACTGATCACGCTGACTTTGGCGACTTCGTCAATGAGCGTTGGTTCTGTGACCGTTGCGTGATTGAGGCTGACAACATTCGAGCTGAGCGCAGTGAAGCGTTCGATCGAGCGTTGTACAACGCCTGATCCGCAGTTGTTCTCTTCTACCTCATGTGTGAGGCCAGCACGCATGAGGTTCTTTGTGTGGTGTGAGTGGGTCGCGTCAACACGGCGCGCTCTACTCACTCACACACACACACGTCAGACGCACGCCATAACGCGGCGAGCCATGACACGTACCAGACGCGTGCGTGCGTAGCCCTACACATGGAGGTGCCTATACCTACCCCCATCAAGACCCCCGCATCAGCCCGGCCCCATCCAAGGAGGACCCTATGAACGTCCCGACCGCAGCCTCTCGTGAGCGCGCCATCCGTCGGTGGTGGCGTCTGGACGATGTGCTTCGGAAGTACGAAGAGACCTATGTTCGGTACTTCCGATGGCATCGCCGCCACGGTAACAAGGTCTTCTCGTATGACCGCTGGATCGGCACCCTGCCGAAGAACCAGCAGATCCGCCACGCGGAGTTGACCAGGCAGCGTAGGCAGGCCATCAAGGTCTACAAGGACTGCCGCATCCGCAGCATTTGAGCCACAACCCAGGGCACGACGGCGCTAAGTGACTCTGCGCGCGTCATGCCCCTGACACCAGCCCGCTGGGGACCTACTCCAACGGACTGGTGGCTAGGGCACGTTGCCCTGGACCATTGAAGGACCCCCGGCATGAGGAACCGGGATCCCAACCCAACCCATCCCTAACTCAAAGGAGTCACTCCACCATGGGTAAGAAGAACAGCACTCGCTACACCCTGAACACCAAGGGCCTCATCTCCACGGCGTTCACGATGTACGGGTTCCTTGGGGACATGACCATCCTCCCGATGAAGCAGACCGTTCGGTTCTTCATCGATGAGGTGTCCGCTGAAGTCTCGCTCCGTGAGACGGTCAACGGCACGGTCGTGAACCCCCGCTCGTTCGAGTTCTTCCTGAACAAGACACGAGCGAATAACGTCGCCCAGCGGATCGCACGCAAGGGCAACCGCGCAAGCGGTGGTCCGAGCCTGATCATGGGCAACGCTGTTGGTTACTGCGAGCGCGCAGCCATCGAGGGCGCGCCTGTGTGGAAGTTCTCTCTTCCGCGCCTGAGCGCCTCCGAGGTCATCGATGTCCTGATCGCATCGAGCGACAAGGACTACACCCGCTACGGCGAGGTGATCGAGACCAAGGCCACGCAGATCGCTCGCGGTGAGCTGGTCAAGGACTGGCTGACGACGAACGCCAGCTAGTACGACCCAAAGGGGAGGGCCAGCGTGCCCTCCCCGCTACCTATGACATCCGACGCACAGGATGCTCATCCACCCATTAGCGGCAACCCTCGCGGCGACCCGGCGCGCCTACTTGCACCCTAGCGCAGTAGGACATCGGAGTAGGTATATCTGCCAGAACGAGGCGAGCCACCAGGGCCTATCCGTGGGAAGACCTATGGATACCCCTGCCTAGATATATGCAGTGGTGCATATAAGTAGCAAGGAAGGAAAGTACCCATGACACGTCGGCTACATCTCAAGATGCGGTGCCCGGATGGCCGGGTTGACATCGTTCCTGTCACCAGTGAGGAACATTTCGAGTCTCTCATCGGTAGTGGTTACGCGGTAGTTCGTGGTCCCGGTGGAGATACACCGGAAACTGTCACGGAACGCGCAAACCGTCGCTACCCTGCTCCCGGTCCAATCACATTTGCCGGGTCTGTGCGCTTTCACACGAGCCGAGCGCGGAACTAGCCCTCTCGATCATCCCCACTAATACGTGCAGGATCGCATCTGGACCCTAACTAGATGCTTGTCTGCACATTGTTTGTCACCCACTAGGAAAGGGGATTGGCACTCCTAACGTGCTTTCTATACCTCTCCTATGAAGGAGGGACATCTGTGCGGCCATATGCGGGCGATAAACGCTCGTTTGCACGCACACAGTGGAGGAACTACTCCCTTGACCGACTACTACACCAACAAGAGCGGTGTTCGCATCGCCATCCGCCCCTCTACCAGCCGCCAGCCCCTTGGTGATGACCACATGAGCGTGTTCGCTCGCCTCGCTTCTGTCACCAACATGCACGGCACGCCCGGTCAGCCCCACGGCAAGAAGGGCAAGCGCTAGTCCTCACCCCAGTCATGGGGGAGGCATCGGTCCTCCCCCTACGTTTCACCTCATCCCACTACGAGGTATCGCTTCTTGACCACCCGTGAAAAGAAGGCGACCCATCGTTGGTCTCGCCTCTTCGAGCTTCGTGTCCAGATGGAGTCGGGCTTCACGTTGACTCCCTACAACCAGCACCTCAAGCCCGAGGTGCGGATGCGGCGATGGGTAGGAACCCAGTCGAAGCACTTCCAGATCCGGTATGCAGAGGTCAACAGGAAGTTGGCACAGGCAGAAGCCATCATGGATGAGGAGGCTGCAGCCACCGAATGGCTGAACACCATGCTTCCTCTCCCTGACTACGACGCCATCCCAGACATCACCGAGTTCTATGAGGAGCGCATCTGATGTTCGTATCCAAGGTCAGCGGCCCATTCCCCGAGCGCAAGGAGGCCGAGGAGTCCAAGCGCCTCTTCATCCGTGTGCAAATCGCCAAGGACAACGCGGCGAAGGAGGCATTCGAGTCTCGCAACCCCGGTCGTGAGTTCGTGCCGTTCAGCCCCCCTGCGTTCGACATTTACCGTGTTGAGTCGCAGCAGAAGGGCTTCATCGTCGTACTTGATGACCCCTCGCTCTAGGTAGTACGATTGGAGCGGAGGCTCCTCCACTTCCTCCTCCTTCCGACCCGGGTCCTTCCTCCATTAGGGACCCGGGTCTTTTCGTGTGTGTCACAAAAGAGGAACACATGTACTCAGTGTCCAAGGGAGACCCGAGGCCCAAGTTCGAGGACTTCGTAGATCCAGTCGATTTCATGGCATCCCTGATCTTGTGGTGCCGCATCCACGGGAAGGCCCAGAGGGTCATCCCTCATCTACCTGGGACCCAGTTGTCCCTTCAAGAACTGCGTCAGAGGTTGGGCATCAATGACTGAAGAGACCATCCACATTCCCGGCGGTGTGCCTCGTGCCGAGTCGGCGCGCGATTTGCTGGCGAATGTACTGGACATGGACGTAGATGTGGAGTGGTACATCGACTACGCCCTCGTCCGCGACCCCATCTATGACGCGAAACGTGTCATCTATCGCCGATACCACTGCGCGCACTGTGAGGGCGTGGTGTGGGCCATCCTCTCTGACCCGAGTGAGAACCTGTACCAGTCGTGGGCTGGTGCCTGGACCGACATCAAGGAAGGACGCATCCATT